AGCAGTAAAATCAGATATGATCTCACATCCATCCGTAATACCTTGACGAAGAAGCTCTATAGGAAGGTCTTGAAGTGTTGCATCAAAATCGCCACCCCCATATACACCAAAAACAAAAGCAGATAGTACTTGGCTGGTATCAAAATCACCCCCGTCTCCCCTACCAATACTTGCTGTACCAGAACCAATCGAAGAACCTATTTCTCTGACGGCTCCAACAGCATCAACAGAATAGAGGGAGATCGAACCAGTTCGTCGACCAACGACTATTTCACCAGGAATAATCTCGCTTACGCCACCGGCGGCAATAGCGGCCCTGATATTGACATCCGGGTCAGTCGATGCCTTTAGTACAATCCTATCAGGGAAAACTGCCATGGCACAAAGTAGGATCCAATTAGTTTTCCTTTAAGAACAGGTGCCCTGGATGCACTGCTCTGGATATTTGCAATCAGAGTTGCATGAGCATTCTGCTTCTTTGCATTTATCTGGAACTTTACTGGTATTGCACTTATCGTAAAGAACGGCAACTTTGCCAACACCAGTTGCTTGAATACATCCAGTCTTTACATGGTAATACCCAGGCTCGGGTGGTGGTGGTGAAGCTGCAACGCAAGTGCCTAAATCATAGTATGCGATCTCGGACGTACACTCTCCCCGGCATGGATCCTCTGGAGCGGGAGAATCTGGACAAGCATTTGCGCAATTGATAGAGTTAAGGCATCTTGTGTATCCCGACAGCCCTACCTGAGCTTCAGCAAGACTATAACAACATGTTTTTGTGACTCTTGTGCAACTACAGTCTTTGTAGACTGTATAACATTGCTTGCAGTTTTCTGGAGCAGGAACCATTTCCCCGGCCTGGTTGCAAGTATAACAGTCGGGAACACAATTCTGAGAGCAATGGCAGGGAGCAGAACAGTCGGTTTTCTTTTTGCATGAACCACTTGCGCTAACAAAACTGTAATCACAGTACGAACACTCATCACAAGCTAGACCACTGCATCCATCAGCGGTTTCTCCGGTGCTTTGAGTGTAAGAAGTGCAGAATGAACTACACCCTTGGTCTTTGACCTCCCCGCAGAAACAGTTGACCGTGCCATAGGCATCATAACGACATGATCTAATACCAGGGCAGTCTGACGCACAACCTCCGCAGCCAGATATAGTACATCCATCAAAGACGGCCGAGCCAGCCGAGGCACACCCACCCCCGGCCCCGCCCCCCGTGGTGCCACCGCAACCAGAGGAGTAGCTGCCGGAATTCGAAAGCAGTGGTTTGCAGACGCCTTGCACACAGGCCCATCCAGACGCGCACTGATTACTACCAAAACACTTATTGCCGCCAAAAACAGTTCCAATGGCTCCGGTTTTCAGGAAGACTGAAGCAGCCTCGTGCCTCGCCTGTTGCCAAAAATCAGGAAGTGACATTCTTGACCCCGGACCGCATAGGCTGCCAATTAGAGGCCGTAATTTGGATCAAAGGCCTTTCCGGAGTTGCTGTTTATCGGTGGTGAAGTGATTGTACACCGTTTCCACTGGAGACCAGTGCCTGTGTTTACAGCGCAATGCAGTATTGTATATGGCAGATCCAAGTAACCCATCAGTTGACCTTCATATAAAGGAGTTGTTGGTACTGATATAGTAGCGCCACTAGCATCGTAATATAGATGAGGTTGACCAGGTAGAAAGCTGGAATTGATTATCAACCTTTCCACTGCTGGACTTTGTCCAACCTTCTCAACATTCGCGGTTGGACCTGTAGAGATCATAGGACTTTTGATTGCCATTATCCAACCCTCAGTAGACGCAGTCCGCTATTGGCTACAACGTACAATTCAACAACATCAGTTGATCCGTTGTAGAATCCAACCAATTGCCCAGGTGGTCGTGCAGTCGTTAGTAATGCACCAGCAATTGGCTGCACCGTTAGTAACTCAATAACTACGGGAACATCCTGGGAGGCAATGCTTTGGCTTGCGATGGCAGACGGTTCGATTCCCATTTCAATTTACCACTTGCTATAGTACACACCGTTTGCATGCGTCATCTCGACAGCAGTGCCTGCGGGAATAGAAGTGAAGCCAACCGGTTTAGTTGGATACTCTTTGTTTTTGTATGCAACAATACCAACGCCATTGCTATTGAGACGTATCCATCTGCCGGTAACACTTCCATCAAAATCTCCCTGAATCTGCATTCCAGATTCAAGTCTTTCAATATCGGCAATCCTGTTAGCCGTAGCAGTATTGATAGTATCTTCTAGGATTGACATTATACTGTATGGAAGCCAAACTGCTTCAAGTTCCAGTAGATAACCGTTTCGTTTCCAGACGTCAAGGATACCTGATTAGTTGTCTGCGCTACAGCAAATAACTGGTTCGAACTAGAGTATACGGTGCTTATAGGGAGAACAAGGTTACCAGTAGCGCTTGTCGCAATAGCTCCGGCAGCCTTCAGGACGCTTTCTGGAAGAGAAATCTGGTTTGCAACCGCAAAACTATAACCAGGCTTAGATGGTGTTACAACCCAGTTTGCCAAAGCTGCGCCAGCAGACGTAATGGTCAGGTTAACATAAAGATTCTTGCCACTGCCGGTAACGACCGTCGCAGGAATGTTGGTATAGGTGCCGTTAATACCACTGCTTGGCTTGGCCGTTGCTGTGCCAATTGCTGTCACAGAGCCGTTGGCCTCAACAAGGGCAGCATGCGTGAAGGCAAGGGGCGTAGCTGATCCATTGTGAGCAAAAGTTACAGCCTTTGTAGCCATCGAGACGCCATCATCACCATAGGCAGAAACATCAGGGCCAGAGTAGTAAATTACCTGCCTTTTGTATCCGCCAGTCCCGTCCGCAACCTCTCCAGTCAGAAATGTAGTATCATTAGTGACGCCAGGAGTGTACGAAACACCAGGTGAGTTGATTAGGCGAGTTTCGTAGTACTTACCAACATAACGAGCCGTGACCAATGCCGTCAGCTCTGCAGAAGAAATCTTTGCTGCAATCGACATTTTGCTTGGTCAAGAATCGCCAGTAGGTTTCCTATCAGCCAAAGATATTGGCTTGAACAATGGTAGCACCAGAGGCAACAATGCTTCCTCCATACTCAGCCGGAATGCTTCCACCGGGATCGGTGGTAACGAGTTGTCCAGGACCTACCACTAATCCACCAGCCCAGCATGTCATGGTTAGTGGAATATTGAGTTGATAGATAGCATCTGCCGAGGCGGGAAGATTTTCCATAATCTCGGTAGAACTATTGAGACTAAGGAATACATCAAAACTGAGAATGACAGCACCCGCGTTGACTGACGATTCGCCAGATACCGATGGAGGGACGACCGATCCACCTGGAGGTGTAGGGGACCCACCCCCTAGGTTGGGAGTAGAGTTGCCAACAAGGTTGGAGGGAGTGACCGGAGTTCCATTTGATTCGCCCATCCAGATTCCATTTGTCGTTAAAACCGCTCCGTCAGAAGCGACACCCCATGTCGTTGCATCCATACGCATTGCAAGCAATTTGCCATTACTTGCATCGTAAAAACGGAAGGGCATACCAGGGCGATACCCACCTGCGATGTCAGAGCGAAGTGCTTCTGACAGTTGTACACCATAAGTATCCCCTTTGGTGAACATCTTAATGTAACCAGAGAAGTCGGCCAGAATCTGATCGATTTCGCTTGAACTTATACTCAATAGTGGAACAGGAATTTCATACTTAATCCTGTATGGCCCAGATACTGCAATGCCGCTATCATAGGAGATTGGCGCAAGTAGTACAGTTGTTGACTTAGATTCCGTGCTAGTAGTTGCGCTATTGAGCGTATCCGGGATTACCGGATTGGCTGTAATCGTCGTAGAAGTCCTACGCTGGAATGTTCTAATGCCACTGAGCGCATCAATATTTCCAGTAATACCAGACTGCCTGCTAGTAACACTTTCCCATCTGGTTGTCTCCTGTTTCGTTCCGTTTTCGAGGTAAAAATGTTCAACCATTTCCCTCGAAGAACGGTACATTTGGCTGCTGTCGATCGTCTGAAAATTTTGAGGAGCACCATTGACTACTCCAGATCTCCAGTTAAACGGCTGAGCACCAGAAAGAACTGTCTGGTATGTATCTGTAATTGTTCTAATCAATTCATTGGCGGGACCATAGTAATTTATCTGTTCAGTATATTGCTGTAGAATATTTTCTGTTCCACTCATTTCGCAACCACCATTTGGTTGGCAGGCCGTACCCCATGTATAACGGCAATATGCGTACTTGTCGGCAAAATATTGACCATTTACTTCGATTGCTGGCCCTCTTCTTTCTGTGTAAATCCTAGACACCTGAGCTGCCGGGCCCGAGTATTCGGTCCTTGAGTTTTCGACACTGGTAACCGGAATAATTTCTGGTGCTTCTACGAGTTCGTATCCTTCATTGCAACTTGGAGTTCCATTGTCGGCTGGCTTTGGGGGAGTGTTACCGCAACTGCTTGTTTTGCCAGAAGAAGCAGTTCCAGTAGATGTTCCAGAGATATTGCCAAGACCCGAACCAACTCGCTGGTAAACAATAGCGGGATATGTTATATAGTAATACGATTCAACCGTACTAAGATCTACCGTGCCGGTCTTATCAGAGGAGATCTCTCCAACCGGAACCTGGTAAGAGATTTCGATCTGATCGGGCACTGGCCTTGCCGCAGCAAGGGGAGATGCCTTTAGGGCAGTTACACCAAGAATAGAGGTCCATTCTCCAGCTGCAAACGAGGTATCGTTATCAGACTCGAAGAAGCGATCGGATACAAGAGCACCAGTGTTATCCTGGAACAGATACATTCCAGCCGAAGCAAAACTAGCAGCAATACCTTGATAGGTCTTTTGGGTTGGATCTAGATAGATTGGAGCCAGGCTCTCTATTTCGGAAATGTTTTCCGTCAATGCGGCCAGAGCAAGACGACACCCAATTTCAACAGTAAGTTCGTCATTCTCTGGACTATACGAGACAGAAATCACATAAAGAAGTCCTCTCGGGTGGCGCTGAATGGCCCCGCCGGGATAGGTCATTTGCTGAATGACCGGATTGCCTCTCTTGAAGTTATCTCGATCGTAGTCTTCTGTCTCGTATCCTCCAGGTACTTGTCCAAGAATGAGTTGACCAGTCGTGGCAACAATGCCCTGCATTTGGGCTGACGAATCAGAACACTGCCAAGTGATAAGGGAAGACGTATAGTCTGTCCCGTTGATCGTCAGAGAATGGATCCTAGCCTGATTAATAAGATATGACATCTCAAACCTCCGTCAGGCCAAAGCTGACCTGGAAATGCGTTGGCGATATTCGATTAAATGTTGGCGGGGTCGAAATTACAGCACTTGTGCTAACGGTTGCCCCAAAGGTCGTATCAGCAATCCCAATAGCAGCTCCATATCCAGCCGCCCTATCTGTATCCCACGCCTCAAACATCTGTCGAATCTGGATGGCAACGGCGGTTGTCACGACCGCAGAGACCGCCCAAATATACTTCTGTCGATAGGCTGAACCCTGAATGATCGATGCACCGTTGGCAGATTTGGAAAAAGAGGCACCTTGCTGATAAGTTCTTGGCAGATCTGCTCCAAGGAACTGATCAAAAACAATATTGAATGAACCACCGCCTACAGGGGTATAGGAGACGCCAATTTGCAACACAACCCACTGTAGCAGCTTGACTAGGATGCCGAGGCCAGGCTTTTATACTTATCTATGTTTTCCTTGCTATAACCACCCAGCCAAATAATCCGGCCAGGGATATTACCAAGAACTCGCTGTCTAAAGTTGTCGTCTGCTACCACTAGGGCCTCAAATATGGCATCATGCTGCTCGAGTAAGACATCCATGGTATCAGCGGGCGCATGATCCTTTTGAGCCGCCTCGTAGGCCATTCTGGCATAGGCTAGGGCGATCTTTAGATCTACTACACTCATTTCGTCCAGTGGCGAATCAGCCATAGCGGGGCCAAGACTGGCAACCGCTGCAGTCCAATAAAGTTTAGCTTGATCCTCTGGCTCACCAAAGAAAAACATCGTCTTGCTAATCCTGGATCAAGAATACCTACGACGGCGAACTTTCGTAAGCTCAACAAGCATATCGCTGGCTGCCTGTGTTGTGTTAGCGGCTTGGATGGTGACGTTGTTGTGAATGTTGTCGCCGCCGCCAGAGAGGCTGCGAAGGGCTGCAAGCAACTGGCCGCTACCACCAGCCCCAGAAGTGTTCATTGAGGCCCTGCTAACGCCTCCAGGGGCTGCTGTGGCGTTAATAGTAGCGAAGATGTCTGCCGGAATGACAGTACCTGCGCCAGGAGCTCGCCACTGACCCCAGGCCGGAGCATTGATTGCCGATAGTTTGCCGCTGGCCGAGAGGAAACCTTCCCTGCCAAGCTCATTAACCGTATAGATTGAACCACCAGAGACGGGGCCGCCGGCATACCTTTGCTGTGTTGTCGTTGGTGTAGCAGCCCTGGCTCGGTTTGCTCTTTCGATGGCAGCTGCAAGGGCATTGGCTGCATCGGCTGCCTGCCAATAGGCATCTCGAGCTGCCTGGGCCTGCGAGACCTGCCTAGAAATCAGAGCCGGAATATCGTCGATACTGTTGACTAGATTGTTATTCAGCTTGACAGATTCGTCAAGTTGTGCATTGTAAGCAGCCTGTTTTTCTTGGTTACCTTTTAATTGATCCGTCAAGCCCTTGATCGCATCTTCAAGTTCTTTTTGCCTGGCCAGGGAGGCGCTCTCTGCCGCTCTGCGTTCCTCCTCATATTTCTTTTGAGCAGCAGCTTTTTCGTCCTGCAACTGCTTTAGTTCGGCTTCTTGTTGCTTGCGCACAGCGGCCGACTCTTCCTGTTGTCGCATGGTATCCAGAGATGCCTGTGCGGCCACCCTTTCCTCGTTGGTCGCTTCAACGTTATCGATAGTTGCTTGAAGTTTTTCTTTACGTAAACGCAGTTGTTCCTGCTGCGCAGGGGTGGCTGCATTGATTTGTTCAAGTTCTAAACTATAACGCTCCTTGACCTTATTGATTTCTTCGTCAATTAGGCGTTTCTTTTCATCGTATGTTGCCTTGTACTGATCAAGAGTAGTCTTGAGTGATTCCTTTTCAAGGTTAAGCGCTTCATTCTTTTTGTCAATGACTGACTGGATTTGTTCTTTTTCTTGCTCGAATTTTGCATTGATTTCGTCCTTGAGAGCTTTTACGCTCTCTTGCTCTTGTGTATAAGCATCTAACAATACCTTGGCCCCATCGGTAGCATTTGCATACATCTGTTTGAGACTGTTTGAATACTCCTCCTGGGTAATCTTGCCATCTTTTAGTTTTTGATCTAGTTGCTCAATACTTGCTTGGAAGTTAGCAAATTGACCTTGTGCTGTATTAACGGACGCCCCCAGGCCGAGGATCAAGTCAGTACCAATCCTGAAATTCTTCATGAAAGCATCGCCAATAGCCTGAATCCCGCTGGCCAGCTGCTGGACGCCGGGAATTTTCATCGCAGCGTCAATGAATTGATAAATTTTCTGAATGACCTGATCAAGAATCCAAAGAATCGTCTGAAGACCGTTCAGAAAGCCAATAACAAGTACTTCTAGCACTTTACCAATCTTGTCAAACGTTTCAGTAAAAGCACGCTTAATTCCTGGGAGATTTGTTGTAACTGCAGCAAAGAATTGACTAAATGCTGTAGAAATTGCCTGCATTGACGCGCCAAATCTAGCAAAAGTCTGGTTCAGCGACTCAATCGAAATTGTATTAAGTGTATTCCTAAGATTTTCGATCTGTTGAATATTTAGACTATCGATTCGCGACTGAATCTCGCCAACAGCACCGGAAAGCTGATCCCTGGCACTTCTAGCAGCATCGATAAAAGCTTCCCTGAAAAGTCCAGCTGTTACCTGGCCTTTTTTCATTGCATCATTTAGATCGGTGATACCATAGTTGGTTTCAAGGTACAGGGCAATCTGGGAACGGAGAGCACCATCAAGTTCGGAAAACTGTTGATTGAGTTCCTCAGACTGAAGCTTACCCTTACCCATCACCTGAGCAAATGCTTCGATGTACCGACCAGCCTGCTCGGTATTAAGTCCAAGCTGGGTGGTTTTAGCCGTAAGAGATTTAATGACGGCCTCAACATCCTGTAAATCGCCGCCAGATGCTAGGATGGCAGGGGCAATTCGCTTGTAGGCGCGTTCGATTTGAGCCAGTGAGCCACCGTATTCAAGAGAGATTCCTTTTGCCGATGATAGAACGGCGTTGACATCACTTTGATTGCTAACAAAAGCACTAAGAGCGAGTCTTAGTCCTTGAATTTGTTTCTCGCGCTGAATTAGTACATCAACAGTTGCAATAAGCCCCTGGAATGCCATCATGGCACTCTGAGCAATCATTGCGATTTGACTCAATTGATTGCCAACACTGAGAAGATTGCCAAATTCAGGAAACTTTGCTTTGGCAATAGCACCCCAGTTGCCACCAGCTTCAGCTAATGACAGGTTAAGACGTTGAACTTGATTATTGGCTTCAGCCCAGGCTGGATTGATTGCTTTAATGCTGCGACCAGCATTATCAGTTATTGTTACGATCTTTGAGATGCCATCTCGAAGTTGCGTAGCTGCATTGAGCTGTTGGCGCAGGCTAGTGACAGAACCTTCTTGTGTCTTGTTTACCTGTTTTTGTGCATTGTTTAGCTTGTCATACTCAGTCAGCACCTCCTTGACGACGGGTTGAAGCCGGCGAACACCACTATCGTCAACGCGAACCTCCCAATCCAATACAGTCTTGACGGTACCACCAAGTTCCTGGTTCAGCACCCTTGCAGCCGCAACGGCGCCGTTTTGGGCGTATTTCCAAAGTTGATCGATCTCACCAAGCGCTTGGGCGTTATCGACTTCGACACTATAACGAAGGGTCTTGTCCGCCATGCTGCACCCGAGTTCGCGTATAGGTTTCCATGAAAAAAGCCCC